CTTTCATAGTATCCATATCAAGTTTTTCTTTCTCCAACATTAATTGACCTTGTTGAAGTTGGATAGTTTGTTGTTCTATAGATCCACCCATTCCTTGAGCAGCTACTTGATTAGCCTGGGCAACCTGTTGTGCAGCTTGACCCATCGCCTGTTCAATAGCTGCAGGATCTTGTGACCCACCAGCTAACTGTTGAGTAACCCCACTCATCTGTTCCTGATACTTCATTACCGAATGCTCTTGAATATTAGCCTGAATAACAGGAGCGATACGCTGCATAATAGGATTAGCCCCATTCATAGGATCTTGTAAATATGCCATCTTCACCTGAATATGAGCCTGATGATCCTGACCAGGGAATGCAGCAATAGGTAATCCCTTAGTCGCTGCCATAATATCCGATACCGGATCAAGCTTTTGTGGCTGTTGTTTAGGTGGTAAGATTTCTTCTATATTGGGCATATTGGCAGAATTAAGAATAGTCCTATTAAGAGCTTCTAAATTGAACATACCAGGAGGCGAGTTCTGGGCAAGTTGAAGTGCCATTTGCGCCATCATCATCCTGTGTGCATTTGAGGGAATGTTTGGATCACTGACAGGTAAGACATCCACACGACCATCAAAGTCCTTCCTAAAGATTTGCTGATTAGCATTAGGAATCTCATACGGATATTCAGACGGCAGGTAGTCATAATCAATTGCAGCCAACAATCTGAATTCATCTTTCTGAGACTTATGCAGTCGTTTATGAACTGCACTAAAGAACTTGCTTGAGGCTTCTAGTAATGCCATTGTCGTACCGACAGGACCATAGGATGCACCATCAGAAATTATTTGTTCTGAACTATCTGCAAACTTTTGTCCAGCCGCTGAAACAAACTGAAGCATCTGGTAGAGAGTAGAGGAAGGCTCCTTGTACGGCAAGGGAACAATAGCCTTTGCGAGATCCATACCAGTTGATTCAACTTCCTTAAATTCACCAGGAGCAATAGGATCATTGTATCCAACTACCCGTACACCCTTTGCTTTAAAACCTCCTGGTAAGTTCGCAAATTGACCCGCATCTACTAACGCTCTCATGGCTGCAGTAGCAGTCATGGTTAGATTGCCTAAGAAATGCATAAGGCCAAACCCATAAAAACCAAACCCAGGAACGAAACGATAATGTGTGAAGTGTATTTTCTTCTGTCTGTTGGGATCGTCTGGTTTGAAGTTTCTACGAATACTTAAAACTTTTTTAGATTTCTCTTCCACCGTTACAATGTATGGTAACGACACACCATCAGGATCGTTGAACGGTTCAGGAAGATCAAGATAACAATGTTGCTCTAGTAAAATATATTGAGGATCGTTATCACTGGAAGGAGAGAACCCTAGAATCGTATTCATCTTCTCTTCCATAGCACCTTGTTCTGGAATTCCAGCGTCTGGTAGATCTATCTCATTATAAATCCCTGCCGTCATATCACGTTTAACATCGTTAGGACTACGATAAATAACATGGGTATACCGATCTGCCCTACGCAAGTCACTTGCATAGTAGGATACATAGAATTGATCTATAGGTACAAATTCAGATACGGGCCTTCCCAACCCCGCATCGTAATAAATCTTTTTAAAGGCTGATCCCATTAACGGTAGATGGAACAACATCCTTTCAAACTCATCGAAATATTCAGTCATCTGTTCCGTTAACTGATAGTTCATAAAGTCCTTAACACGGTTAGCTTGTGCTTCCTTTTCAGGAGTTTGCTTACCAATGATCTGGGTTTTTACAGGACCAGCAGAAGGAAAGAGTTCCTGTGAAGCTTTTGATTGGAATTTAACCGTTGCTTCTATAAGAAGCGGATGCACTGCCGTACACGCTCCCTCAAATGGTTCACTTGCATCTTGAAGTTTTAAGCCTAATAGATCAAAACCTCTTTCAAACATATTTTCCCATTCGCTACGGGAGTCTTTATCACTTTGATAATTATCATAAACAATGGTAGCGATTTCCGATAATTCGGAATCGTCTAGTTTCTCACATAAGTCATCATACCATTCGTCCAACCCAGGAGGAGTTTCTTCTATAATACTTTCTTCAGCACCAAACTCAACAGTAACCCCACCATCGTCATCTGGCTGGATAGAAGTCATGCTTTCTTCTTCCACCCCTATATCCATAGGAATGACGTTGGACTTAGCTAAATCAAACGGATTCTTTTCTACTGCCATATAATATCCTCCACTATATTATACACTATACACCTAAAAGTTCCAGTACGCAACTCTTTTTTTCGTTCTTGGCTTATCTTCCCAATCTGGATCATCTGGATGAAGTAACATCCACGACTCTTTTAAGTAGTGAATAGCCATTGTCATTGCATCTACCTGATCATCGTGCGGTCCATTCGGAAAGATAATCATTTCATCGAATAACTCTTCTGCCCACTTCCTACCTTTAGGTAGCCATACTCTTCCAGCTTCCATTGAGGGAGTAGCTGCATAAACCCTGGCTATTTTATCCTTATCTGGCATGTATTCCAATACAGGCAGACCACCTCTACGCATATCCTGTATCAATGACTGACCACTAGCCTTCTTCTCCACAATACATACATCAGGCTTATGCTCATCGAAGGACATCTGTGCCATGCGTCTAAGTTCTGGGTATTCATACCTACCACGTAGGTTACCTAATAGAATTAACTGTGCTTCTACCGACTCGATACCGTCATGTGTCTGTTCCGGTGCATAGAATATACCCCATGTTTGGATAACACTGTAATCAGCGGTGGTTTTGGTAGAAAATGCAGTATCATACGTTTGTAATACAAATTCACAGTCAGGTGGGTCTTCATGCGGCCACCATTCTATCCATCTCTTCTTTATTAACCCACCTTCCTCCGGTGTTGGGTTCTGCATGTAGAGTGATTCCCAGTATTTAGAACCATTTGTAGCTTTTATCTCTTCTTCATCAATTTTCAAGATACGTTCAGGCTTCCATTCAGGAAAATAAGAAGAACCGACAGGTAAATCCAGCAATTCAGAAGTATCATCGTCTACCCATGCAGGGATTTTAATAACTTCCCACGGAATTGTGCCATATTCGTGCATTTCCTGTTCCTGCTTCAACAACCAACCACACAGATCGTCATGATGGTAGCGTGTATTGATAATAACGATAGCACCGTTGGGCATAAGACGGGTACGTAAGCCAGCGGGCCACCATTCCTTAACATATCTTCTACCGGCTGCAGAGAATGAGTCCTCTTCAGACATCACATCGTCCAATATCGCTATGTGAGCACCTCTACCAGCTATCTGCGACCTAACACCGGCAGCATAATAGGAACCTTGTTGGTTAGTTTGCCATTTACCGGCAGCACGAACATCACTTCTTAAAGAGACACCATGAAATATCTCTTGAAATTCTTCACTATTCACTAAATCTCTAACGGAGCGACCAAAATCAGAAGAGAGTTGATCACTGTGTGAGACAGTAAGTATTTCGTGGTTGGGGTTCTGTCCTATATACCATGCAGGAAAGAGTTTAGAACAGATAACGGACTTAGAACTACGTGGAGGCAAGAACACCATCAATCGTTTTAAAGTGCCATCCTGTATTTGTTGTAGTTTATCGGAGATAACTTCAATATGTCTGCCCATCTTCCAGTCAGACACCAATGAAGGAGCCATCAAACGCACAAACGACAGGAAATTCGTATGAGCTTGTGAGGTTGAGTAAGTCGATAAGGAAGTTCTTAAAGATAAAAGAGCTTCAATCTTATCATAATCAATTGAGAGGTTCGTTTCTTCTAACACTGTGTATATGCTCATCTAAAAATAATTGTCTAACATCCCTCAAGATGCTGATTAAGTGCGTAATGTAATCTCTTAGTTGTTCGCCATGCTCACATGGACGTAAGACAGCAGGAGATACTGCAATACCCGTAGTGACTTCCTTCATCATATGAGAAAGTACCTTACAACAGGATAAAGAATCTAGAACGACAAACCCATTCTCCAGTTCTCCAGCTTCCAGATCCATCATCTTTTCCATTTTACGGAGCATCCGATTAGATTTATCCATATGTATTGTATTCATATATCCTCCTATTCAAACTAATACTATAATAACATACTTTTTAGCTCTTGCCAAGTAGAAAAATATATGTTATAATGGGGATGTCTTCTGGAGGGTAAATGGGTAGGTCTACATAGATCTTTAGATGGTGTTAAAT